AGACTGATGCTTGTACACCGTCTCTATGCGCAGGATGTTCGAACCCACATTCTTTCCCTTCTCGGACGCCTCAAAGCTCTTGTCGTATATCTTAAGAACCTTGCGATAATACTTGCTCTTCTCCGTTGTCTTCTGCCGGTATTCCGGGTAATTGGCATCATTCCACAACACCCTGCCCGAAGCCCCGGTCACCTGACGGATATACTCGTCAGCAGGACGGGAAAGCTTCATCGTGACACCTATCTCGTAATATGTCACTACAGCATCTTCCATGCGGACGCAGAGGCGCATCAGAAGTTCCCTAATCGTACGGACCGCCATCGCAAAGGTCATCGGTCTGCTGTTGTCCAGCCGACCGACTTTTCCCCTGCTGTATAGCTTGTGAATCGAACACTTGCACCGGAGCGTGTCACCGCGTATCTCGATGAAGCATCCGTCAAAATTGGCGTAAGCCGTGGACTTGTAGTATACCTCATCGCCTTCGGCACATTCCTCCAGATAGTTCCTCAGTACGACGGTGCCTATGTCATTCACGTTTATCCTTGCCTTTATTATCATTTTGTCAAACATCGTATCGTAAGCTTCCTCTGTTCCAGAATATGGGCTATCGCCTTCTTGTAATGCTTTATCAGTTCCTCGTACTCATAGTCGCTGTACTTGCGTATCTCGTACTTTTGCGCCTCCAGGTAGGCAACACGCGTCTCACCATACATCTTGACAAGCCCAAGGCGGTAGCCGGACATGTTGCCCTCGTCAAACCGGTTGCACTGGCGGCACTGCGCATTACAATTCACTTCCGAAAACCTCGTTGACATGTGCTTCCGGTTGATATAATGACCGCAGTCGGCATTACTTATCGGATAAACCTTCCCGCAACTTATGCAGCGAAACAGCGTGGTACCCGGCAGCATGTCACGCAGTCTTATGTACTGGCTGAACACCCTGTCCAGCTTTTTCTTCAAATCCGCGCCCTTAGAGGCAGCGGCTTTCTTCTTGCGATAAAAACCAATATAAAAACCCATATTATCCCTTTCTTCTACAAATGCTGGCTGTGCGGGAATCGAACCCGCGGCTCCGACCCAAACCTAAACCTTTAAACGAACATAGCACAACAGTCGGCGCTTCACCGTCAAGCCGACAGCCAGTCCCTATCTTCACAGACGGGTATCAAACACCAATGAAATCACCTCGTCTCTTCCGTCTCTGGTTCCAGGACGTACGGATACACATCCACAATCTGGGTTTCCTTGACCTCCATCACCAGGTAGTCGGCAAGTGTACCCTTCATACCCTCATGCAGACGCTTTTCAGCATTGGCCGTATCGGAGCTCTGAACAAACATGTACGCATACGTCCTTCTTTCCTTGCCTGACTTTTCGTCCAGAGTGATATATGCAACCTTTATCTTGTACCACTTGTCGTCACACGCCTTGTCAGACGCAAACAGCTCCGACACGCTCTCCCATTTCAAAGCCGTAACGCTGAATTCTCCCGTGATAAAGTCCTTCACGTTGTCTATGATACGGGCTTCCGCTTCCGTAAAACTGAGGGCATCCACAAGGTAGGATTCAGTCACTTTCCTTGTCATACCTTTCTCGTCTGTCTTCTCATAGCGAATTTTCGCCAAAAACCATTTCTTCATAATTCTCTCTTTTAATGATTATATTCTTGATTATTCGGCTTTATCCAATTGCTGGATATGAACCAATTGAAACATCCTATCCGTCGCAGACGAAAAGAGGGCATCCATGCTGAAACCTTTTGGAGTCAAAAGGCTAAAGGTCTTCTTAAACTCCACGATGTTGCCGTACATATCCCATACACCTCTCATCTTTACTCCCTTCAGCACCAGTGTGCCGCTTACGGCAATCACGGTGGTTTGCGTGACATCCCTAATAATGCGGTCTATCTTCACCGGAATTCCAGCCATGATTCCATATTGTTTGTTTCCGACCAAAGAATTGAAGTCGAACTCCTCCTGATTCAAATCAGGGAAAATCATCAGATTGTTTGTTTCCATGACATTAAAATTTATACACGTTTTTATTTATTCGCTTTTTAGGTTTCCCATCGGAAAACGCTTCATAAATCAAAATCCATATCATTGCTGCTACCACTCCCGATAAAGGGGATATAATGCTCACCATTAGTACATCCGAGAAAGGACTTTTCTTAAAATCGGGAGCTTCATAAAAGGTATGACCCATGGCAAAAGAGACAACCATTGCTATTATTACCGCTATGATTATTCCCCAAGCACCAATTTCACATTCTTCTCTTTCCTCATCTTTCATATCGCTTACTATTACCAATTGAACTTCCTATTTCATCTTCCATCGCACGGTTCTGCCAATATTCCGGATTCCGGCTATACTCCCTGGCTATCTTGTAATCACCCGGATTCCCAAGCTCACGGTTCATTACCTGGTATACACCGGCAGGCATGTCATATATGACTTCCTCCACATAATCACAACGTCCGGCAATGCCAAGAAGAACCACGGCCAAGACTACGGCGAACACAACTGTTAATCTCTTATTCATAGCATCTATCATTTTGAAGGTTTCCACTCAATAGTTATCACGGCATCGAGCCTGCCGCTTCCGTTACATACCGGACAAGGCTTCTTTACCAACTCTATCCCATCTTCCCAGAAATATCCGTTGCCATGACAATAACTGCAACGGTGACCAGGACTGGATATGCTTTCCTGGCGATTTCCTCCGTCTATGAACATGGGCGGGGAAATCATTATCATCTGTTTATTCTTGCTCATCGCACAATGGCTTAGTATTATAGAATTCCATCTTTCCAGGAAGCACTCTCACTTCGCGCGGATGATATACACCGCCAAGTGTAACAATCACATCCACACCGAGCACCTCCTTCGCCTCCTTGACCTTATCCATCAATTCAGCCAAAACCTTTCTTTCATTTTCCATAACAGTATCGTTTATAGTTAGAATCATTTAATAAGCCGGACTATCTTCACAGACCGACCGGCCTCTCACACATCAAAAACACACTTCTAAGCGTTTCTTTTTCTTCTCGCACGGTCATTGTTCTCACGCATGGCATGAGTGGAGGCACGCAGCTCTGCCATTCCTTTCAGAAGGTTGCCCTTCTCCATCGCCTCAAGAATGTCAATCCTCCGGTAATAGATACGACCTTTCGGCTTCTTTATCAGACAACCGTCCTCGTCCTTCACCTCTTCAATACCAAACTGGTAATCCTGCAGCAGACCTCTCCTCACAAGATTCGTTATTATATCAGGAGTAAACTCCTCCTCAGCCTGCGACTTCGTAAGGACGATGCTCTTGTTGCTCATCCAAGCCTTGTACTCGTTTATAGCCAGCTTAAGGCCAAACTCCATCCCCAAACGCTGGGAGTATTCTATTATAGGGTCAAGTGCTGCCATAATCAATGAAATAAAGAAAGCCCCAAGTTTCGAGCCTGATGTGGTGTTTGGCTGTACTCCCTGGAGCTTATTGTGTAACCTGAAATCCTTCACTCAACACTCGGAAACACCACTAACCGAATTTGATTCATTGTTTTGGATATTAAAATGGTAGTCACTATATTTGCCGTTGGAACAATTTTGGTGCGAACAAAATCAC